TGTCAATATAAAGTTCCCACCACTAAAAGATGAGAAAGAAGATCCAATTTTTAAAACCGGAAGATACGAGGTATCAGGGGCTGTACCATCAATATTAGAAGGAACAATAATATACAATTCAACACTTCCATAAGATGAAGGTATTCCTTTGCTATTATACCCTAAAGACTTAGCATGTCTTCTTACATTATCATATTCAATACTAGTGTCTAAAAAACTCTCATTTGCAGAGTAATCTAGGTAATAAGATAGCACATCTCCAACATACGCTACGGAATCTATAACCATAGATCCAAAACTAGGGGTTGAAAAATCTTTATAATTGTCTGGATAATATCTCTTGGCGTGTTCTATTAATCTTTCTTTTATAGAATCAAAATCTCTAGAAGTGTAGTCTATTTTAATATTTTTTCTTTTTGGCATTCGTAAATCCTCACAGAAATAATTAGTTTTGATAGAATTTTATATTTCAATGTCCAAAATTAAAACATCACTTATCTTTGGTTTTTTTATTTCAAATTTTAAAATTATTTGCATACTGTTATTTTCCATATTTATTTGTAAGTCTTTGACTATAACATAATTTGCAAATAGTTTGATTTGATTTCTAATTCTAAACTCTATTTCGTCTTGCCTAGCGGTTCCCTGTTCGAATAAATATCTTTTTATACCCACACCAAAGAAAGGATTAAACAATCTTTCTCCAGGATTTGTCAAAATTATGTTTTTTAAATTAAAGAAAACCAACTCTTTTAATTTTTCTTCGTTAATAACTTCGAAGCCATTTGATTCATTTGAAAATTCTAATGGAAATTTAACTGTATAATCAGGCAATTTTAATCCTCCGAAAAATGAGTAGATAAAAATTTATTAACCAAAGGATTATTGTACTCATCAAGCTCTATGTTATTTGTAATTAGACCTCTAGAGAAAAACGGAATCGCATCTGAGCCTTTTATCTTTAAGTTTTTAGAATCATAATTTTCATTTATTGTCTCTTTCTTTTTAAAATCTGAAAAAGTTGGGTTTTCTTCTTTTGGGTCTTTTGATTCATCGTACAAATAAGATTGTATATTTCTTAAAACTTCTTTTTTAGTAGTTGTGTATATACTATCAGGACTTGCTGCTTGCATAATACTTTCCACTATATCACCAAAAGGTAGTTCAAATGATAAGGCCCTTTCATCGGCTCCTTTACCCAAAGAAGATACTGCGTTTTTCATAAAATAAATACCTGCCAACGAACCAGCTTTTTCTACTTTTAAACAATGTTTCAATAATAGTTCCATTCTTGGTGTTTTTAAAAGCTCATCAGAATAACATCCTATATCTTCTCCAAGGTTTTCCCCTATTGTTTTTAAGTCTCTAATGAGTAAATCCTTCATATCTTTTTCATATGATGATATCTCTGTATCTTTGTAACCAAAAGACAAGCCTAATTTAATACCAATAGTACCGCCATATTTTTTCTCGTATATATCCTCTATAAAAGCATTTCCTAGAACTGATGAAATTCTCGCATCATCTGGTATATTTTCTATATAATCTAGGAGTCCATTATAATCAGTTATAGTTTCATTACCCTGTTTATCAGTAATCTTTATATACTTTATTATATAATATTCCGGATAATTGTGTTCAAATGTAATATTTGTCAAGTCAACTGCAAGTCCGTCCTGTGATATTATAAAATCTGAGTATATATCTTTTATCTCAGGAACAAATTCCTTTTCATAAAACTTAGCTTCTTCTATTATATTTTCTTTCAATATATCCCTTAAAAAATCTAAATCATTTAATATGTACCCTAACTTCGATGCTAGTCTTATTTCTTTTTCATCTAAGTTAAAAGAATTAACGTCAAAACCAATTGTAGAATTCAACACACTAAACCAGTTGGAGTGAAAAGAAAAAGCAGCAAAACCTTTTACATAAGAGTCTAATTTTGGAAATAGCGCAAGTGCAATTGAATTATGAGTCATACTCTTGATAAAATCTATTTCATCTTTTAATAAAGATTCATACTCTTCTTTTTTAGATTGTAAAAAATCAGACAAATCATTTTTTTTCTCCAACATATATTTGATACCTAAAGACTCTAAAAGTAAGATATAAATTATGAAAGGTGTATAAATGCTTTTTGGATTGCCTAAGTTTTTCATTTCATGCATGTCTTTAGAAATTCTGTGTTCAATGTATGAAAATAACAAATCTCCATAATTTTCATATTTCATACCAAGCTTTTTCACTACTGGGTATGCTAAGGTAAAAAATTCAGATAAATATATTCTTATAAGAATCTTTATGTTTCCCCAAACATTTGCAACTTTGTCTTTTGGGAGAATGATGGAGTATGGTTTTTCTAAAATATCATCTTTATTTTTTACGTCCCTAGATTTTCGGTATCTTTTCTGATCAATCGAAGACTTACTTTTCTGTATGTAATCTGATACTTCAGACAAATTCAAAATAGTACTGTCTAATTTGTTCTGTGATTGTTTAGAGAATAATTTTTTAGAATACGAATAGTATCCCTCTATATCATTAACATCAGGCGGTCTTATAAAAATATTTGGGTTTTCATAAGATCCTCCATAAATTTCTGGGTCTAGTACTTCAACTCTATCATTTGGGTTGACTAACTGAGCCAGAGTTTTGCTCTCATTATCACCACCTGTTAGTTCCACATCATCAGCTTTAATTTCTGTGGGGTATCCAAATTTTGCTTCTTCTGAAAATGTTTCTTTCATGTATGAAAAAACTTTTTTGTTTATAGTTTCGTATTCTTCTTCATTCTCAGCACCATGTAAAAAAGTAAAAATTTGTTTTGGTGTTGTGGTTTGCCTAAAGCCAAAAGAACTAAATTTTTCCAAAAATTCCTGCTTTTTAGAATTTCTAGGTTTTATAAAATCTAATCCTACTTTTAGACCATTAAAAAGAGGATCTTCAAACATGTAATCCATATATTCTGCTGGTTTTAATTTGTTGTTGTCATAGGACAAAATAAGATCTGGTGTTTTGTACCTGAAAGCAGCTAAACTAAATTTAATTTTATTTAATATGGGAAGCCTAAATAAAGATTGATCTAAGAATGGTGGGGTTGTTCTTGTCTGTTCATTATAGGAATATTCTAAATTATTTAAACCCTCTGTTAAGTCTTTAAATATAGTATCAGGAAACTCAGGTTCCGGTAAAACACCAAAACTTACTAGTAAGTTTAAAAAGAAATTTTCCTTTATTGTTGTCACATCTGACATGGGCCTATCGTGTACATCAGATAATATTTTGGAAACTGCTCCTTTATAAGGTCCAAAAAACAAATTTGGTTTAAGCATGTCCTCAACAAACAATCTATTTATGCTATCCAACAAATCATTAGAAAATTGATTAACTTTTTCTTCAAGCTCTTTTGGCCTCATTGGATCTTCACAGTCTTCATTTGCACCATCAGGCGATAATATATCGTCTAAAGCTTCAGAAAATATATCTTCCGGTGTTTTAGTTGCAAGGTTTACAATATCCTTTATCTCTTCTTTTGCTCTCTGTCTCTGTTTTTCTACAAATTGTTTTGCTATATCTGGATCAAATCCTGAATCTACAAATAATTGTTCTCTTTCTTGTTGCCACTCTTGTAAAGATTCTTTTTCAAGACAAATAGTATTATTTACAGGAACTTCAATTACGGGTATTTCATTTACAAAATTTTCTAAAGAATCTCTTTGTTGCTCATTTAATAAGTTACCAGCTCTCTCAAACATCTCAGATAATTTTTCCGGTGTCCCTATCACATCTTCATATTCTGGTACAACAGCATTCATAACGTCGGATAAACCATTCAAAAACCCTGGGTTTATCTTTTCTTTATCTCCTAAAATCGCTGGAGCTATTTCTTTTACTGTGGTACAAACCGATAGTGCTTCTACAATTCTTGTTATTGCATTATTATTTTCTTCTACGTTAGCCATAGATTTTAGTGTTTTACCTATTAGATCAAATGATTGTTCAGTACCATCTTTATCTGGACAAGTAATTTCTCCAACTAAAGTCACTAATCCACCATCTGGATCATTGTTTTCTAAGCCTCCTTCCTGTGGGTCTGCACAGAATTCTGATGTTATTTTATCTAAAACTCTGGCTAGTAAAGTCAAAAATGTTTTTATAATAATTTTCAATATCATTTGAAAAAACTTTTCAGCTAGAAAATCTACAAAATTAAACTTTATACTTGGAATTTTAGGTATCTCAGGCAGCTTAAAATTACTTAAATCAAAATTAGGTGGTTCAAAATAAAGAAAATCTCCATCAACAGCAGATATGCTTCGTAATTCTGGTAACAGAACATCAAACAACTGTTTTATTTGTGGAATTTTTAAAGCAGAATCAAAAATTATCTGCCCAATATTTATATCGTCAAGATTTGGAAATTGAAGTGCCATATCCGGTAATTTATTAGTAAATTTCATAGTAAACAGTTTTGAAAACAAATTAAATTCTGGTGGTAATAGCACCGTACCACCATATGGTTCAGAAATAACTTTAATATTAAAAAAAATGTCATCAAATATATGTCTTAATTTTAGATCTCCGTCTAGATCAATTCCTAAGTTTATATCTATGTCTAGGTTAATTTCTAAAACTGAATAATAGAGATCTTTAAAAAACATTTTTTTCATGTCGTTAGGCATTAACGAATTTATATCTAAGCCCTCTGGTATTTCTATGGAAAAGTTTGGCAGTTTGTATTGAGGAAAATATATTCTTAGAAAAATGTATAAATCTTGATAATCTCCAATAGTTAATTCTCTATTTTTAAAATTTGGAAAAGGTATATTTGGTATACGAAAATTTGCAAATGAAGGTAAATTAAAAGTAGGTATTAGACTATCAAATCCAAGTTCGATAAGTTTTGCTCTAAGATCTATTAATTCTAGTAATAACATTTCATATCTTGCTTTATCTGTTGTAAATAAATCAAAAGATGGTACATCTAAAAACAATGCATACCATGTTTCTTCTCCGACTTTTCCATCTACATCAAGTGGTTGACCCACAGCATTCGTGTTTTCATTTTGAAATTTTCTTACAGCCTCGCCTGTCTTAGCACCAAACTTACCATCTTCATCAAGTGGCTTGCTGGAAGCATCTGTATAGTTTTTTTTGTTTAGTTCTTTTTGTACTTTTAATACTTCATTATTTTCATCACCATTCTGAACTAAAATGGTGTACTGAGGAGGTGACATTATCAAAACTAAGTATTCTTCTAAGGTTTGCCCAGTTGGTAGACTTAACTTAAAGTCTAAATCAGGCAATAACCCTGGGAAATTAAGTTTCATAACTTCATACATTGAAGATGGAAAATCTTTAGCTGTTAAAATGTAGTATATGTCAAAAAATGAAGGTAATCCAAACCTCTTTAAGACCATGTCTATGTGTTTAAATATAACTTCAAACCATATCAAACTGAATTCAGAAGAACCATCTAGCCATGGGTATTGCACTTCTGTAAGAGAATCTAATTCATTTCTAAATTCTGGTGGCAACAGTAACAAAATGTCTTGAAGAAATTGTTGTGTTATTAGTTCAAAAGAACCCTCTAGAACAAATTCTATCAATTCTTGTATAGAAAGTACACCAGGTAAACATTTTAATATTTGCTCTAGGACTGATTTAAAATTCTCTAACGTTAAATTTTGTAAAATCAAATCTATGCTTTCTTTAGAGCCATCAACTTTATCTGATAGCAATATTAATTTGTCAGAAAACTTTAACCCTTTGCGATGTTTTATGCTGCTTAATTCCTTTAATTGTTTTTCTGCATTTTCTGTTAATTTATTATCTATATAAGTTAATGGATTGCTTTCAATAAATGAATCAAAATCTGTATTTATTTCTTTCTGTAAATTATAAGCTAGCCTATCTAACTCTGATATTTCTTTTTTCAATATATAATCTACTATGCCATCTCCAAAGCATGCATCTGAATATCCGGGAGCACCTTTTCTTTTTTCTTCTATAGGAAGTTTTGTATATTTTTTAATCCATTCTATCCAATGTAGATCATATTTTTCTCCCATTGCATTTTCTAACTCAATCAAGAAATTCATCAATATAGCATCTTTATGAAAAACATTTTTATGTATAAATTTTAATCCTTTTTTAAGTGTGATATCTTCAGTAATATCTTCAATGTAGACAGAGATATCAGAAATCTCTAAATCAGATTTGAAGTCAATTGATATATTGTAGAAGTCTGATAATGTGGGCAAAGTAATATCATTTGCATCAAAAAATTTTTTAAAAGATGTTTTTAACTTCTTAACTCTTTCGACATAAAAACTAGGATAAAATACTAAGCCGGATTGTTGCTCCATTAATAGTTTTTCTGTGTCTTCGTAATACAATGAGGCTAGCTTGCTTAGATATTCTAAAAAACTTTCCAAACTTTCTAAATTTGATAAAAATTTATTTGCTTTATATTTTACATTAAGTGACATCTACTACTACCTCTATAAGCACTTTTAAAGGGAAACATGGCACTGGTTCTGCATAAATATCTATGACTTTGGTATATATGATTCTATTAACTGGTATTTCATATTCTTCAAACATTATAGAATATGCATAAGCTTCATATAAAGCCAATATTTCTGATTTATTTTCTTTGGTTAAATTTTTAGCGGGAAATGTGTTTCTTCCTATGTTAAAAATAGTTGGTATGTGATAAGTGTTATCTTTTATTTTATAGGACTCATCTTTGGTCCACCACTGTTTATTTTGTACTGTTTCTTCTTCAATCTTACAGATATTTTTAGAAGCTTCTATTCTACTAGCAGAACATATATTGTTGTATAAATTTAAGAAAGACATAATTAACTCACAAAAACACTGTTACTTAAAATAGATTTTGAACCTTTTACAAACCCTTTATCTATATAATTAATTTCTTGTATATAGGTATTAAAAGAATCAGAAATATTTTCAATTATATTTGTAACTCCAGTTAGAACATTGCTAGAAAACGGTGGAGTTCCTAGCGATAAACTAGTTAAAACAAGGTTAATTTGAATAAGCTGTTCGTTTAAATTTTCTATATCATTAATTAGTTTTCTGTGTGCTTCTTCTTTTTTGCCTAAGTATTCTATTAAATTCTTTCCAAGTACGGCCGGCTGTAAATCTTCGGGGTTACCAGTTAATAATTCAATTCTTGGAGGATCTAAAATTTTATCATTATTAGAATTTCTTTCACCATATTTATCTGAATTAGTTATATTGTGAGCTCTACCGCAATAAAGAACCATTTTTTCTCTAGATATAATTCTAACATGATCAGATTTAATACCAATAGCAGATTTTTTATAACTGGATGCCCCAACTGGTTTTGATGTATTTGAAGAAGATTTAATACCAAAAGCCTTGTCAATATCTAAATTGGTTTGTGTAATATATATTCTAGAAGCATCTGTGATAAAAGAGGGATCAAGTGGATTTTCTTGTGAAAATTTTATATTTTTGTTTTCTGCTGCGGAGCCTGGACCTACATATAAATCTATCATACCAGCTCTTTCTAAACCAGCACAACCGGCTCCTTCGGCTAGTGTTCCTGTTCTATCTCGGCCCATAACAACAAACTGTCCGTGTTTTCCTTTATTTATATCTTCACAAGGCGCTGGTATTCTTTGCGCGTATGATTCATCTAAATCTGTGCAATATACACCATTTGGAACACCAAATTTTATTTGTTCTTTAATATTTAGTGATATTTTTGATTTTGATGTTAATATTTTAAAATATGGAGCTTCGTGCATTTTATTACCTATAAAAATTGTTTTACTAAATTGATAAAAATATCCCAATCCCATTCTCCCGGATCATTACCAGGATCACTTCTTCTATTTGGGTCTAACTCATAATGCCCCACGATTGTTTTTCTATCGGGCGCTAAGTTCCATCTTTTGCAAATTCCAGCAACTAGTTTTGCCGTGTTTACCAAAAGTGTTTCGTTGTACATACCAGCAAACTTTCCCTGATATCCTTCACCTACTTTTTCATTATTTCTTCCACACATCTCAATACCTATTGATTTACTGTTGGAGTTACCAGCATGATATCCAATATCTTTTTCTAGAAGACCTTGTACTAATCCTCCGTGTTTATCAACAGCCCAATGAATGGAAGTTTTCACTGGTTTTTCTACATTTTTTCTAACAGGATGACAGATTGTACCGTGTGGAATTTCTCCATCGACAGCGATTACATCAGCACATGGAGGATTTTTTATTTCTGCTCCAGTGTTTTTGTTTTTCCAAGTATATGATATAGTTGGGCCTTTAGCAAATCTATCAATTGTTCTTTGCGCAGATCCTTTCTTTTCGCTTCCATCAGTTGCATGTAGAACAATTAACGTAACATCTCCAGGCTGTCTATTTGCAGATGTATAGAATTTTGCTTGGTTTGATCCGAGAGAAGAACTCAATTGAGCTGGTGAAACCTGCCCTATAAGATTTGGATTTGAAGAATCAAAACTTTGTCTAGCTGAGTTATTGGAAAAATATTCATAGTTACCGGGCTTTCTATCAATAATATTATCAGTAAAACTTAATCCTCTCAGTTTACCTGAATCACCTGGTCCATTTATACTAAAATTACACTCTACAACATCACCGGGAGCTAAGATTGTAGATTTTTTACCTGGAACTGGTGAAAATAAAGCGGTCTTATGTTGTGAAATAATTCTCTTTCTAAAGTTAGGATCAGGAGATGCATCAGGATCTGGTACAAACTGATCTTCAACATCCTCTAATCTAATTTTCGCAAAGTAAACAGTTTTTTCCGAATCACTAGTAGCATCAGAAGAATTACCTAATTTATTTTCAATGGGTGCTTCTAGAATTTTACCAGAAAAATTAGATTTACCTCTAAGAGTATTGTTTTTAACCTCTTCAATTGTATCGTATAATTGCTCTTTTTCAAAATTAAATGCTGCTTTGGCATCATTTAAACTATCAAAAAAAGCACTATATTTGTTATATTTTTTAACAGGCACTAATCATCTTCCTCTTTTTTGATCATTGAATAAATATCTTCCATATCATTTTCAGTAATCCCATCGGACTTTTCATTCTTAGACATTAAAGTTGCTATTTTAACAATTTGTTCATTTGACCTTTGAAGTGTCTCAACATATTTTGCCAATGTTATGCCTATTTGCTGATGACGTGCTTCATCTTTCGCAACAAATTTGATAGCATCGTCAAGGAGTTCGCGTGTTATTTTACGGTCCTCTCGGATGTTATCAAGTGCTTCTTTTAGGTGTTCATCTACTTTTTTACTCATATAGTAAATAGCCTCAATCAAATATTTATGTTATCCCAATCATCCTTAAAAAGCTTGTATTTTTTTCTAAATTTATTAAGCTGGGTTACAATTTGTTTTGTATTAAGGCCAGTGATCTCTCGGAGATAAAGATACACTGCTTTTTTATTGAATATTTCTATTTCTTCTACTGAATTTAAAATTGTTCTTATTGCTTCGTAAACCTTTCTCTCATTCTCATTCATATCATTTGTACCCCAACCATCCATTTCAAGTTCTAGATGTTGCCAAAATTCTCTTTTTTCTCTTTCTTGTTCATGTGTATCATAGTAAACAATTTGTTCAAATGTTAACTCTTTAATTGCATCATCATAATCAACTTCACGCTTTGCACGTTTCGCTCTTTGTTTTACCTTGTGGATAAACCAGTTTTTGGTAATCACACTAAAATAGGAAAAAGCCTTAGATTTCTTAGAAACATCGTATTTTCCTAGTATAGTGGTAAGCCATATCTTACAATCATCTCTCAATTCATCAATATTTGGTAATGTTG